AAACGCTGTCTCAAACACCCCAACGATACCACTAGCGATTATAACTACAGTAGAATAGACCAACTTAAACGCGATGGTGAAGCCTAAACACATCGTATCCCATGCGTTAGCGATATTTGCTGTTATCGTCTCCCAGTAATATGAGAACTTGGTGATCGTGACGCGGAGTCTTGCAAAGATGATCTCGATGTCTTTAGCCCAGTCTCCACCTGTTTCCTCATGAAGTGTCTGGAACCAATCGAACAGATTTTCTATCGCACCGGCAACACCTATGATCGCACCTATCGTGGCAGCTCCAAACACCGCTCCAAGTCTTGTACCAAGCGCCCCGATCACTGTGGTTATCGTTGTGATTATTCCAATCAGGCCAGACACGACCGATGAAACAACACTCCAAGCGATACCAACTTCAAGAATAACTTTCGCCCATTTTAAGAGCTCATCCTTGTTCTCAGCTATCCACTTGATGATCTGCCCCATCACTTTTCCGATGCCTTTTAATACCTGCTCGATGGTCTTACCAATGCCGGATATTATTTCCTGAATCTTTGGAAGTCCCGAGCTTTCAAGCACCTGATTTATGTTGTCCACCATGGATGTAATCCCACGTGTTACAGCTGATTTCATGTTTGCGATTGCCGTAGCGAAGCCGCCTGTTGCATTTCTTGCCTGTTCTTCAAGCGTCTTAAAACCTGCGACCGACTCATTATTCATCTTGACCATGGTCTCCATAAAGTCATTCATCGATGTCTTTCCGCTCCTGAGTGACTCACCCAGAGCATTTGCATCAACAAACCCCATGGCTTTTGCAACCTGACGGAGCTGAGCGGGCATCGCGGTCATCGCAGATCTCCACTCCATCATGTCAGGCTTTCCTTTAGCGTAGGCCTGAGATAACTGCTCCATCGCACTCTGCTGGATGCTCATATCAGCGCCACCGGCAAGGATTGCATTATTCATAGCAAGGAACATCTCTGTTGATGCTCCCACGTTACCATTTGCAGATGTGAGTCTCTGTACCGCTGCCGCACCATCCTGAAGTGTCGTTGGAAGCCCCTGAAGTTTTTCATTCAGTCGCTCCATAGCCGCCTGACTTTCCTCAGTCTTGATATTAAGATTACTCATGACCTGTGGGAAATTGTTCAAAGTGTCCATACGCTTGATAGCGTTAGATGTCTGATTTGCGACCAACCCAAACGCTTTTTGTGCGATTGCAACACCGGTTAAGGTCTTAAACAATGAGCTCGATTTCTGATTGAGTGTACCCATAGCGGATGCAACTCTGTTCATGGCGCTTCCCGCTGTGCCGCTCATCGCGTCGGATGCTTTGCCCGCTGCCTTAAAACCGCTTGTGCATCGGTCAAGTCCTCTATTTATGACATTTAAGGGCGCGGACACTCTATCCGTGAGCGAAATCATAGATCTTATCGAACCCATGTGTATTACCTCCTACTTTCGCGCTCGATCTCCTTTTGTTGTTCTATTTCAATATGTACTTGGTGATCGATCGCGGCAACAACAAACATTTTCTCTCTGAGTGGGAGATTAACGAACTTGGATGGCTCCCAATGGAACTTGTGCAAACAATAATATGCGTAGACAGCCTCCCAGTCCTCTCCCTCTATCAGTTTTTTGCTTTCTGTTCTACGTCAACAATGTCATCAAAGCCGCTATACTCCTGAATGAAGCCAGCGAACTCATTGAACTCATCAGGATCATCGATCATCTCAACAATGAGATCCTCTGCTGACTTAACGCCGTATGAGTCCTGAAGTTTCTTATCATCCAAATCAGGGAAGATAATGCACGCGGTCATCATACGAACGAGATATTTCTGTGAATCAAATTTGAGCTGCCGCTCTCCGTTCTTACCGGGGATGAGCTTCTGAACCATACACTCATCACGCAGCTCCTGATCGTCTCTTGTAGATAATGGCTTGATCTCCCACATAAGCGGTTTTCCGTCTGCATCACATAATGACTTGGTAGCCGGGAAGAAACCATTCTCCTTTTTCTTTTTGTTTTCCTTCAAAAATAATGATAAATCGCTCATCTTAAATCTCTCCTTTTTCCGTTAATAAAAATGTGGCGGGAGTATTCCATCCCGCCACTAATGAACTTACTCAGCGAATCCCGGAAGCTCATCAAACTCCTCCGGCATCAGGAAGTCCTCGAATGTACCATTTACATCCTCATCCAAGTATTCACCATCTGCATCGAACTTCGCGATGATGGACTCGTCAAGGTTACAGTCGAGAAGTGTGATGGACTGATTACCGGCAGCGGATGACTTATCCTTGTTGGTAACCTCCATATCGAAGTACACATCATCACCTGAGTCCTTGAACTCCTTCATCATCTTTCTGAAGATGCTGGTGTTGTAGTGAGCGCGTCCTGTGAACGTGCCCGCCCATCCTGTCGCTTTGTTTCCTTTTCCTGTCTTACCAAGAATCGGAACCTGTGTCTTTGTCTTGGTCGCTTTTGCTTCCAAGTTGATCATCTGCATGAAGTTGTAGCGCTTGCCATTGACAGTCGCATAGCACTCAGCAGATGATCCCTGAAGCGTGTCTTTAGCACGCATGATAGTTGCATCAGACATTGGATCACCTCCCTTATGCTATTGTAGTACTTACGTACAGTTTACTCATTGCAGATACAGGCTGGATCGTCTCCAGCACGAGAACTGACTTCTTATCATCCCCACGTGAGCACTTCAGATCATCATCTGAGAAGTTCTCGATCGCACGGATGCGCTGGAGCTCTCTACGGAGCTTAACCAGATCAGTCCAAAGTGAGATGCGCCCTGCGTCATCGTTCGGTACCTTACCAAGATACTTATTCGCAAAGATAACAGCGTCATCATTTGCGAGCTGATCGATAACACGGATGCACTGGTTATCCTTGAACAGATCACCCTGCTCGTCTGAGATTGACACAAACGAGTTGATATCATCAAGGACTCTGACCACACCATTAACAGCATGGTATACAAACTCACCAGCATCAAGCGCAGCAGCAAGCTGTGTCTGAGTATAGCCGGTATCGATTGTATACTCTCCTGAGTAAATGCGGTTCTGGCAAGAAGCATTGACCGCACATCCACCCTCGAGACCTGTGGTGAAGTACACCGCTTTTGCCTCGTTCGGATATACATCTGTTGTTGATGTACCCGGTTCAGTTGTAGTAGCAACGGCAACAGTTCCTGCTGTGGAAGCGATCGTTGCTGTCGGAGCTCCTGTTCCGTAGTAGTCCTCTTTCTCTGTGAACGTGATCACACCGGCGCTTGACAATACTGTGTACTCAGCCATCGTGCCAAGGTTTGCAACAACAGCCTCAGCCGCTGCCGTAACACTTGCTGAGCTTGTAGCATCGAGCGTAGTAGCAACACCGCAAACAGTGATAACATCATCAGCTGCAAGTGTTCCATCAATAGTGACAGTATAGACACCTGCTGATGTGTATGCTGTTCCTTCGGTCTTGCCATCTGTGACCATATTCTTGACGTTGATAACGCCAAAATCATCAGCCGCATAGCGATAAATAACGAGCTGGAACTTCTTCCCGACATCGTTACGCATACGCTTCTGATATGACGCATACAGACGTTTTGTGGTGCTATCTGTGGTCTCCACGCCCATCGTGTTGAATGCGAAGCCCTCAGCTGCATCAAGATACGCCTGATGGTCTGCACCTGTTACAGTGCTATTTGTACCGCCTGAGAGTGCAAGCGGAGCCTGCGCCTCGAGTGTGATGTCATCTTTCCAAGTAACGAAGTCATTGGCTTTCAGAGATGAAGCAGCTGCAACGGTCTGAACGTCAACCGCAACAGTTCCGACATAAGTTGTAACATCCCACTTCGTAGCATCATCCACATTGGCAGCAATACCAACCTTGATGTTGTTTCCGCGTGTACCGCCGAATTTGGCAGTCGCGAATGAGTTTGTGGCCTTGGTTCCTTTGCCGTTGAGACGATAGATAAATGCCTTCTTTGCACCACCCTCAAACAAGTCGCGCAACGGCTTCATCTCGTCAGCATCGTAACCATAGCCAAGGATATTGAGAGAATGCTTCTGGAAATCCTCAATCTCCAGCTCGATTATCCCATCAGCTCCCCAGTTGAGTTCCATAGGCATCGTAACGATACCACGATCGGATAATGTTGCTGAAGCGTTAGGAATGGAAACAAAATTCTCATACGTACCGGGCAACTTCTTATTCTGAGTCACCCATGTTCCACCGCCTAATGCCATGGTTTATACCTCCTTGTTAAAATACTCGTTGATCATGCGATCAACTTCATCTATCGTGTAGACTTTCCCGATGTCAAGAATGGCATCAAGAAGATCCCGACGATCAGCCCATTTTTCAGCCCTCATGAGGACATCTTTGGGATATGTTGGTGCCGGAGTCTGTGGTGCTTCCACTTTTTCCACCGGCTTAGTCTTTTTTGCAACTGTTTTACCAGCCATTTGTTTATCCTCCTATCTACTCGCGCAGTATGTGAGTCTCTGTGAGCGTTTCCATCGGTTCCTTGCTTTCGGTCTTGATCAGGTCAACATCGTAATTCACGAAAAAGTGCATAACGTCATCTTTGAACTCATGATGCATCTGGGTGCCCCTGAGTGGTATCTCTGTATCGTTTACAACTAACAGATTTACATACTCGAGCGCCCACATCATACGTTCAGCAACGCCAGCGCACTCCTCACGTGTTTTGATGTCATTCTTGGGAAAATAATGGATAACAAACGGATTGAGCCTCCGATACCTGTTGTTTGGCATTTTCTCCATCGTGCTCTGAATTGAGAAGATAGTGAAGGCCGGCGCTTTCAATCCCTGCTTCACTTCTTCACCATAGATCTTACACTCAGGAAATTCTGTTTTAAGCGTTTTCGATATCGCTTTGACAATATCGAATGTCGTGAGTGATATTTCAACGCTCATTTCAGCGCCTCCTCCATCATTTTATCAAGTCTTTCAGCCAGAATCTTCGGCGCGATCTGGTTTATCTCATCCTCGGATATGGTCAAAAAGAATTGACCTTCAACCCACCCTGAATGATCTGCGGTTCGGTGTCCATACTCCACATAAGAAGCATATTCGACAGGATTGACGACCTCGATGGTATACGCTCCACCACGCTTCTTGACGCGGAGCTCAGATGCCTTGTTGACATCCCAGCCACGTCTCAACGTACCACCAACCTTACCCGAACCGGCAGGATAAACTCCTACAGGTGTGCGCTTGATGACTTTTGCAAGTAACCTCGCAGCCAATTCTTTCGCACACTTTTCGAAGTACGCATCCTTCAGCTCCTTGGATAATTTATTCACATTATCACGCCATTTTTCAAGCTCACGTATATCGCATCCCATCAAGCCTTCTCCTCGAACGGTTCCAATTTGAACTCCTGATGAACAGGATCGATGTGAACCTCTCCACTGCGTTTATAGATGTATTCGTGCCCCATCCTCGTGACTATAATCTTGGAATCAGGATTGACAGTCACATCCGGGGATATGAACAGTTTCACTACCTGTAATGCCGCGACACTACCATCCTCTTGGGAGCCCGCAGCAGGCAGTGTCTCGAAGGATAGCTTGCACGGCTCATCCTCTACTTCTATGACTTCGACAAGCTCATCCATCCCGGTGTCAGGATCATCAATCTCCTGATAGGATATTATCGTGCACTTGTCATAGTAAACAGACTCCTGTGCTTTCCTTGCAGCTTCCATCGCTGCCAGTACGTCAGATCTTGGCATCTTATCACCACCTTAAACGACGATAACAAGAAAACTCGTCACGCCCATAGTTGATGAGATAATCGCAGAACGCATCAAACCTCTGCTCACTCGATGTCGAGCCGCTTCGCTCCCAAACGGTGTTTGTAT